GAGGACGAGGATGACTTCAACACCATGGTGCGTAAAAACATCAGTGAGTTCTGGTTCAAAGGCCCACTTCAAGAGGCCACAGGTATTAACATCGCAGACCGTGTACGTCTAACTGGATTGCTGATCCAAGAGAACAGATACAATAGCAACGCCTCACTAGAAGAAGACATCATGTTCTACATCGGTGGACCTGCGCTAAGTGTTGGTAAGCGGCTACTTCGTGCAAAAGATGATCTTCAGAACGGTGAGGTTACCCGAGGCATAGAGAACGCACTGCCTTCTGGTGTGGCGAACGCCTACAAAACGACCTTCGGACGCTATCAGCAACAAGGTGGTATCTACACTCGCCGCAACGATCCGATGTATTCCGATATGTCTACATGGGAGATGTTTGCTCAAGGTATCGGCTTCGCCCCTGCGGATTACATCTTCCAACAGGAGCAAAACCAACGCGACAAACGTGTGGAGCGGGCCATCGTTGACGAGCGTAGTAACCTGATGCGTCGTTATTATGTGGCACTGCGTATGAGTGACTTCGACGAGAGTTCAGCGATCTTGGACGAAATCTTTGAGTTCAATGACAAGCACCCATATGCCTCTATCGCCAACGAGGACATACAGAAGTCTCTAAACTCGCACAGACGAACTTCTTATGAGATGTATAACGGCGTTACCATCAACCCACTGGTGCGTTATGCGATTGAGCAAAGCCGTAGTGAGTACAACCGATAAATGAAAACCCCCCAACCTTTCGGTCAGGGGGCTAAGAGGAGAACGACAGCCTGCCAGTGAGGGCCAACAAACTATCAATTTCACTATATCACATAGTTCGCCAGATGCGTAACCCCAAATTGCCACTTTCGATACGGACTCGGTGGTCTAAAGTCCAACCTTTCTCGGCAAACAATTTGGCGCATTGATTTTTGGCCTCCTCTGTATTGATGCACGGTATGAAAACCGAAGCACCAATAACCATTTTATCCCAGTTTACTTGGATGCGTACTCCGTCAGGGTGCAGATCATATGTCTTCCACACTGTCATTTTCTGGCTCCGCATCGAACTTCATGACGACCACATCGGCAGGGGGGAGCACAAGGTTAGTACCCTTGGTCAGCCGCACCTTTTTACGTTTGCCGTTGTGTTTCTTCATGATTTCGCCAACTAAATGGGCGTAGTTTATTTGCAACTCCCCGCACCATTCTTTTAGTGGTTTTGGTTTTACAAAGAATAGCTTTGTGTCTGTCTCGTATCGTGCCACCAAACGGCCTCGTGCTACCTGTTCGGGTATAACGTGTTCGTCTAAACCGTTCTCGTGCACACCACGATTATCTGCGGTGCTTTTGATCTGCAAGATATAGCTGATGTTCTCGGCAAAGAAGTCACCAAGTACATCCGTCACTGACCCTGCCATCTCACTTATGCCACGTCTGTTCTGCGCAATCAGGTCAGTAGTAGCCCACTTAAACACATTCTGTACGTTGAAATCGTGTAGCCCTACCTTCTTAGCAATCAATAGCCCTGTTATTGTGGCAGTGATTGTGTCAGACCAAAACCTGTTTTCAGATGTTAACTGAGCCTTGTCATCAACAGCACGTTGCACCTTCTTGATAATGGCACGAGTTTCATCCAGATTATTCATTACCCACTGGATGAATGGTATCCCTGCGTGACCATAGTTGCCGAAAATGTTAGCCTTGAACGCATCGGTTATTTCTTTGTCTTTGACCTCATCAAACATTCTTTCTACGCGGCACTCAAGTATCCGTTGTGCCTCCGCTTTCGGCATAGCTTTACCACGACTTACAGTCTCAATGATTGAAGCGTTTGCCGTGTACTGCATCAACAAGTTCCATCCCCTGCCTTGGTGCCTTTCCACGTTAGCACTGGCAGTCATACGCCCCCGCTGTCTACCTGTAGTACCTTGATAAAGTAGATCAGACATCTGCTTTGGGGTTAGGTTGGTAACTTCATCAATCCCTGTTATGATGCTGTGCATCACCTCGGCACGGTTCATCTTGAAGGCAACAGTGTCAGCTTTATCTAAAACAAGTTTCTCTGGGTTCCCCCAAATACCTGCCGCCGCATACATCATCGTGGTTTTGCCTATACCAGAGTCATTGTTTACAAACGCTACTGCCCCGCAGTTTTCGTTTAGGAACTCCATTATCGGACTGCCGAAACCCATGCCAAACGCAAATTGTTGCAACGCAAACCTGTCTTCACCCCACACTTGTAAGTTATTTCGCCAATCCTCAAAGCTACCCTTCGGTTCAAACGCGGGAAAGAAACCTATCGTCTGGTTGGCAGGTGGGTTGAACTCAATACAATCTGGTCTGATGTTTTGATTGCCCAGAATAAACGAGTCGTATTTATCATTAGCCCATCCGAACTGGACGTGGGCTTGATCTGCTGTACTGGTGGCTTGTAATTCATCCACCCAACTAAGTGTATAAGACATTAAATCATCCATCTTTTTAACTGCAACACCCTGCGAAGATAGCTTCTTACGAAACTCCTCACCTGATGTTACTGAACTCATAGGTAGTGTGAACTCTTGCACACCGTCTCTTGGAAGATGGAGACGCATCACTAGCGACTCGCCCAACTCGGGGTCGCGGATACGCTTAACAACGTATAAGTCGTTATGGTATATTCGTTTCTCGTCTACATCTCCGTCCTCGTTTCGGGTGCGTATATACACCCCACCATTTGACCCACGCACATAGGGCGGTGGATACTTCGGTATAACATGTGTTGGCTCCTCTGGTGTGTCGGGTTCCGCTACATAGTTGCCTTCATCATCAATTTCGGCTTCGCGTAGCTTCTTTCCCAATACGATAGGGGATTTGAACTTCCCCCAATGCGGACACTCCGAACATACATCAGGTCTGTATTCGTCAAACCTAGCGCATGTATATGGACCTTTTATCAGGCTTAGTTTCTTCAGCGTTTCCTGTGCAGTGTAATCAGGATGCTTGTGGGAGAGTTTGTGTGCGGCTTTGTCACCATCCACGCAGAACTTCGCAATCGAAAGCCCTGCCCTCCACATTGGTTCGCTCATAGTTTCTTGGTTTTGCATGATGTATGCAATCTGAGCGCACCCCTTACCCATACTTGTTTTCAGTAGGATGTCTCTGAACACGCTTTCCTGATTGCCCATCAGGTTTTGCATGGTCGTGTTCATTGCCACAGGCGTGTATTTGGTCGGAACTGGTATCGGGTCTGACCCGAGTAACTCCGAAAACGCATCGAAATCCACCGCCTCAAACTTTGGCGTGAGGCCAAAGAAAGTAACGTCTGACGGGGGATTAGTCTTGTAGTTATGTGTGTGAGGAACTCTTAACACACGAGCCGCATCCGCCGTAACAGCGGGATCGGCGGCAAAGTTATCTTCTGCGCAAAGCCGTTTTAATCGCTCTGCTACAGGATACCAATCCTCGTAGCCCACCGCTTCCGACAGGAACCAGTAGACGTGCACACCACGCCCTGAGTTGACCATCGTTGGTCTTGGCAGAGTATGCTTTTTACAGAAAGTATGTAGGGCTTTTATCGCTTGTTCTTGCGATGTAAATTCTTTGCTTGGCCCACAATCAAGATCGAGGAAGAACGCACTGAGGTGCTTAACATTATCAACTTTACGAGAACCTGCCTCATTAAACGTAGCTAGTCCAAAGTAAACATCATATCCTTCTTGGTCAAAATTGTGGGCGGCATCGACAACGGCATCAATCGTGTCATAGAACTTTTGTGTTTTACGTTCATCAGACGACCTCGCCGCAAAGACGCAGTAGTAGCCCTCACTACTCAACGCCTTTTTTAAAAATGTTATTGCTTCCATTGTACCACCCATTGCCTAATTCACCACAGTAGAGGATTAACCCCCACCGTGGTGATGTCCGATTACCCTGACGACGAATAGGTCTAGTCGTCCCAGTTGTCGATAATCGAACTCAAGTCGCCATCGTCCCCACTTGGAGCAGGTGAGGTTTTCTTGACGACTTTAGTAGGCTCCTCAACAGGTGCGTCTTCCCCATTATCAAACAGGGGTTTTGCCGCTTCTTTCTTTTTAGGTGCTTCTGCTTTCGGTGCAGATTTGTCTACACCATCAGTCTGAGCAACCGTAAAAGTAATAGCTTTGACAGTAGCAGGGCTGTCTTTTAGCGCAACTACTTGTTGCAATTCTTCTTCATCCAGTGGACGAACAGCCTTGAAAAACAGCTTCGGCACACTGGCACTCTTATCAAAACGCACGTTTGTGATGACTGCGATAGCAGGAGTGTTGTGTGCATTTAAGAAGTTAGCATAGGCTTGCATTGGCATATTGCCATCTTTAGCCTGACCAAAGACAGAAGTTGCAGGTAGCTGTAGTTGGTACACCTTATCAAGTTGTCCTTCTAACGCTACGGCAATCCGCTGTGCGTAACGACACGCACGGCCTTCGCCTTGGCCTGACCCTTTCACATTCTGTTTGCAGTCCATGCAACGCTTTGCTTGGCGCTGATCTTCTGGCACATCGGGTGATGGCGCGTCAGTATCCGCAGACCAACATGTGGGAGCCGCAGGGGTTTTGGGATCGTAAACGCCTTCATAAAAAGAACGAGAAATCTTAGCGGCGTTAAGAATAACCATATTCATGTTATTGTCATCACTCACAGAGACTTCTTCACCGTTAACAATCTCGCGGAACGCTTTACCGTTAAGGCTGATACGGCGGTTTTGTTCGCCCCCACCAGAACCACTTAACAGGTTATTGTTAACATCTTGTAATTCTTTGAACAGATCACTGTTCGCAAGCGCATTGTTTTCAAACAAGGTAATATCGGACATCGGTTTCTCCTTACATGTCTTCGTCTAAGTTAATATCGGGTACTTCATCGTGCTCTATGAAACTCACTTCACCAATAGTCTCCAGACCACCTGCCATTACAACGGAACTTGCGCCGTTGTGGTTAGGTTTGTCTGCATCCTTAGTGGTTAAAGCGACTGACACGTCATCAATAGAAAACCGATACGTGTTGCCTACTTTGATGTAGGTGTCTTTCGGGATATGTCCTTGACGCACCCATGCTCTGATTGTCGAAACTGACACAGAGAAGTGCTTGGACAAGTCTTCGATTGGTACAAAAGGTCCAGTCATTATTTTTTCCTCACAGATATGATATATTCAGAATCCACATTTAGCCCCTTGGGAACCACATCTGGATTTTCTTCAAGGAAGGTTTTTACATTCGTCTGGTTAAGACGCTTTTCCAGAAACTCAGGCACGTTATGCTCCATGACAAATTGGTGCATAGCTTCCCAGTCGCTAGTCCAGTAACGTGTTTTAACGGAACGATAGAAAAGACCTTCTGAAGTCTTTACGCTGTCAACTCCTTGTTCTTTGCAGAAGTCGAGTAGCGCGGCTTTAACCTTATCCAGTTGTTGGTTAAGGTCATCTTCTTGCTTCTTGAACTCCGCAGAAAGGCGAGCCTTTTCATCACGGATTTTCAAGTAGACTTTGGTCAGCTTTTGAGCCAACCCATCATTTACCTCACTCATAATGTTCTCCTTTTCGCACGACAAAAAGTGTCGGGATGTTCACTCTACTGGCAAACTTTATCTTAGTCAAGTATTTCTTTGTAAAGATCAATCATTCTTGTGTGTACATCTATTCTATTGTCTAATAGTGCGTAAACACGTTTCTCTACCTGAGAACCTTGGAGCTGCACGACGGTGCATTTGTGATCTTGTCCTGACCTGTGAACACGAGCATTAGCTTGGGCGTAAGTCTCCAACGAACTGGTTGGACCCCACCACACAACTGTGTTTGCGGCTGTTAACGTAACACCGTGTGCGGCTGACTGCGGCTGGATGACAAGCACCTTTGGAT